TGGAAGATCACGGCAGTGATTACAGTCACATCGAAGGTCTGCTTATCAACTCGCCCACAGGCATGATCAATACTGGCGATCCCAAGCGCATCAACGACTTGGATGAGGTTCCTAGCCCATATCTCACAGGCATCTTTGATCGTGTGATGGCAGAGAATCCAGGAGTGATCTGGAATGCCACATTGGAAACCAATCGTGGTTGCCCATATCAATGCACATTCTGCGACTGGGGCAGCCTCACATACAACAAAGTCAAGAAGTTTGAACTCGAACGTGTGTACGATGAATTAGATTGGATTGGTGAACATTGCGGATTTGTCACCATCACCGATGCTAATTTTGGTATGTTTGTGGAACGCGACAACATGATCGTGGACAAGCTGATTGAAGTGCAGAAGCGTTGGGGCAAATTAGAAAGTTTCTCCATGACCTGGGCCAAGAATCAAAAGAACGAAGTTGTGGACATAGTTAAGAAACTGATCACAGAATCACCCAACTTTGGCCAAGGACTCACTGTGAGTGTGCAATCCATGGATAATGATGTATTAGAGAATATCAAACGTAGGAATCTTGATCAGCACAAGATTGATGAGATCTTTGCATTGTGCGATCGGAACAACATCCCGGTGTATACAGAATTGATCTTGGGCTTGCCCGGCGAAACTGTGGAGTCGTGGAAAGAAGCTTTTTGGAAGATCTTCCGTGCAGGCAATCATGGTGGTATCAACATCCTGCAATGTCAGTTGTTGGAAAATGCGGAGATGAATCTGCTACAGAAGAAACTGTACAAGTTAGAATCGGTACCTGTATACGATTACATGAGTGGCAGCTATGGCGATGTGGATCTCAACGAAAGCATCGATGTGGTGGTAAGCACAAAGACCATACCAAGAGAAATCATGTTAGATACACTGGTATGGTCTAGCTTTATTCAAACATTCCATATCAACGGGCTATCAACATACATTGCTAGATATCTAGCCAAGCAACAGAATATCGATTACTCCAAGTTCTACGAAGATCTGTATGTATGGGTACAACAGGATCCTTGGTTCCGATCTCAATTTGCTGACACACGACATTATTTTGAGAACTGGATGACCAAGGGCCGTATTGATCATCCCCGTATCGGCAACATTGAAGTATTTGGATGGAATCTCATGCACCGTACAACTTTGTATATGGTCAAAGACCAAATGATCAATCATGTGTTTAAAACACTTGACAAATTCTTGAACTCACATTATAATATTGATTCTGCATTAAAGAATCAACTGTTGAAGTTCCAACGAAACTATGTAATTGACTTTAGAGATCTTGCCTCTTATCCCATGAAGATGGCCAGTGACTACGATTTTTTAGGTTACATACAGGATGATGCTACATTAGAGAATGCCACAGTTTATCAGTTTGATACCGCAGAAAATCCCGACATGAGCGAAGATCGCTTTTTGGAAAATATGTACTTTGGTAGAAAACGTAACTTTGGAAAAACCACAATCACACGAACACAACATGAGCCTGCCTGAACAAAATCCCAACATAGACATCAGTGTACTGTTGCCGGTGAGAGGCCGTCCCATTCCCATGGAACAATGTTTACGTACTCTTATCGACACAGCCACCAAGCCCGAGTGCATCGAGGTGTTGATAGCATTCGATGATGACGACACCGATACTATTGATTACTTTGTAGATGTGATCGCACCATATCTTGATGCCAAAGGTGTGACCTATAGTGCCATGCAGTTCAAGCGGCTGGGATATATCCGACTGAACGAATACCTCAACGAGCTGGCCAATCACAGCACCGGAAAGTGGATATTCTTCTGGAACGACGATGCTGTGATGACCACCACAGCATGGGATGATGTGATACGTGAACACAATGATCGATTCACTTTGTTGCGAGCCGAAACCAATCATGAACATCCTTACGCTATCTTTCCTATCCTGCCAAGGAAATGGGTGGAGCTCACAGGAAACATATCGCCACATCAGATCAACGATGCGTGGACCAGTCAGATTGGTTGGATGTTAGACATCGTGACCACTATACCTGTGATGATCGAACACGAACGATTTGACCTTACAGGCAAGAATGATGACGATGTGTTCCGTAATCGGCCCATGCTGGAAGGTAATCCTGCTCACCCGAGGGATTTCAATCACATCACCTGGCGCAAACGCCGTATACAGGACGCCATGACCATCGCAAATTACCTAGGGCCCCTGGGCCACGATCTCACGCATTTTAAATTGGGATTAGAGAACAAAATAAACATCTGGGAAAAGATGATAAAGTTAGACAAAAAAGGTCTAATGAAACAATGGAGCCCTGAAGAACTTGGCCACTGAACTTGTAGACAAAATCAAACAATACTGGAACACACAACCTTGCAATGTCAAGCATAGTCTCAGTGAACCAGGAACCGAGCAATACTGGAATGAAGTCACTGAACGAAGATTCTTTGTAGAACCACATCTGCGTGACTTTGCCAGTTTCCATCAGTGGCGTGGCAAACGAGTGTTGGAGGTCGGATCTGGCATTGGGTCAGATGCTGTGGAATTTGCACGGCACGGCGCCGACTATGTGGGTATTGATCTCTCAGCAGAATCAGTGGCCATGAGCAGGCAACGATTTGAACTGTTTGGACTGCGAGGCGAGTTTCATGTGATGGACGCTGCTGATCAAGTGATGATGTCCAAATTAGGGCAGTTCGATCTAGTGTATAGTTGTGGGGTGCTGCATCACTATCCAGATATGACTGCATGTCTAGACAACATCCATGCTGCATTGTTGCCCATGGGTGAATTCCGTATGTTGGTATACGCCAAGAACTCATGGAAGTATGCCATGATCCAAAAAGGCCTGGATCAGTTTGAGGCACAGGCTGGTTGTCCTTACGCCACGGCATACAGCCGAGAAGAGATTTATGAATTGCTGAATGGCAAATTTGAAGTCCTAAGGATTAGACAAGATCATAATTTCATGTATAATGTACCCAAGTACCGCGCAGGCGAATACGAACTGGAGCCTTGGTTTGCTGTGATGCCCGAAGACATGAGAACAGCAGTGAAAGAATACCTGGGTTGGCATTTACTGGTCAAAGCACGAAAAATATGAGCAAAATTAAAATAGCAGAACTATTCTACAGCATCCAAGGCGAAGGCAGATACATGGGTGTGCCTAGTGTATTCTTACGCACATTCGGATGCAACTTTAAATGTGCCGGCTTTGGCATGCCACGAGGAGAACTCAGTGAAGAAGCAAATGATGTTAACCCAGATCTTTACACGAATTACAACGCGCTGCCTTTGGTATCTACAGGGTGTGACAGTTATGCTAGTTGGGATCCTAGGTTTCGGCATCTGTCTCCTGTGCTTGATACTGATGCGATTGCCGATGCTGTTGTGGACACGCTACCGCACAAGGAATGGCGCGACGAACATCTGGTGATCACAGGCGGGGAACCATTGCTGGGCTGGCAGAAGCAGTACCCAGACTTGCTGGATCATCCCAAGATGCGCGGATTGAAAGAGATCACATTCGAGACCAATGGCACCCAGAAGTTGAGTGAAGAGTTCAAAGAATATTTACAGGGTTGGTACAACATGTCCAGAGAAATCACATTCTCTGTGAGTGCCAAGCTGCCATGTTCGGGTGAGTCATGGTCGGATGCTATCCGTCCAGAAGTTGTGGCCGAGTATGAAGATTTTGGCACAGCCTATTTGAAGTTTGTGATTGCCACAGAAGAGGATTTGAAAGATGCTGAAAGAGCCGTGGAGGAGTTTCGTGATGGGGGCTTTGAGGGGCCTGTGTATATTATGCCTGTTGGTGGTGTTGAACGGGTGTACACTCTTAATAATAGGGCAGTGGCAGAAATGGCAATGCGAAAAGGATGGCGGTACAGTGATCGACTCCAAGTGCCACTATTCAAGAACGAATGGGGCACATGATGGGAATGTTTGATAGATTTTTTGGCGCCAATGGCACAAAAGAAAAAACCCTGGCAGCGTTGACCGCTGCACCTGTTGATCCGGTAAAGGACCCTCCTGTACCTCGTGAAAAGAAAGTTAAAGAACAACCCAGGACTGCCAAAGAGATCGCCACAGACAAAAAAGAGCCATATGTGAATATCGTGAGCCTGGATGTGGATCTTGACAACTTGCATCAAGGTGCGTTTGAGTTGGACTGGAACGAGATCTTTGTAGCACGATTAGTCAAAGCCGGATACATGATCAAGAAGGACGATACCGACGCCGAGATTGTGGACCGTTGGTTCCAAAATGTATGCCGACATGTGGTCATGGAGACCTGGGAACAAGAAGAAGCCATTGCCAAGAGTGGCATGTGGGTTCGCAGCACCGATGTTGGTGGCGGCCGCAGTGAAGTATCATGATTTTGTATGTAAATGGCGATAGCCATACTGCTGCTGCCGAAGCAGTATCACCAGCAGCCTTTGCCGAAGACGACGGCTACCCCGAACTGGGTCGGCAACCGCACCCTGCAAATCTTCAGGCAAGTTGGGGTCAACGGCTGGCTAAACGATTGAACGCAGAATTGATCTGCGATGCCGAATCTGCTGCATCTAACTACAGAATCTTGAGAACCACACGCGATTGGATGAGAGCCTTGAGGCCTTGGCAATCTGCACTTGCAGTGATACAATGGAGCACCTGGGAACGAGAAGAATGGTTGCATCGCGGTGAATACTTACAGGTAGGCAGTTCAGGCACAGACTGGGTTCCTGACGAACTGGCGGATCGATATCGACAGTTTGTGATTGATGTCAACTGGAATCGTTGCCAACAACATTGGCATCAAGAGATCTGGCAACTGCATGTGGACATGACCGCGGCAAAAATCCCACATGTGTTTTTCAACGGCAACAACTCATTTGATCGAATCCAGGATCAACTGGATTGGAACAACGCATACATCACACCTTACTCTAAATACACATACAATCAGATCTTACTCGAAGCTGATTTTGCCACGGTGAATGCTGGATCATGGCATTTTGGTGAAATGGCTCATTGCTTTTGGTCTGAATTTGTGTTATTATACTGTATAGAAAATAACATACTGGATCCTGATGCGATATCTGTTGATTGACACAGCAAATACTTTTTTCCGTGCCCGACATTCGGTTTTTCGTGCAGCTGACGCTTGGGAAAAGATTGGTTACGCCTTGCACATCGTGATGAGTTCTGTTAACAAGGTGAACAAGAAGTTCTCCGCAGACCATGTGGTTTTTGCACTGGAAGGTCGCTCATGGCGCAAAGACTACTACGAGCCCTACAAGAAAAATCGCGCTGTGGCCCGTGCTGCACTCAGCGCAACAGAACAAGAAGAGGACAAGCTGTTCTGGGAGACCTATGATAGTTTCACTAAATATCTGGCTGAAAGCACAAACTGTAGTGTGGTCCGACACGCAGAAGCCGAAGCAGACGACGTTATCGCTCGTTGGATCGCTCTGCATCCCGAAGATGAGCACTATATTATTTCATCAGATACAGATTTTGTGCAGTTACTAGCACCTAATGTGAGCCAATACAATGGCATCACTGACGAACTTCACACAGTCACTGGCATTTTTGATGCCAAGGGTCGGCGTGTGCAGGACAAAAAGACCAAGACGGACAAGGTGATTCCAGACCCAGAATGGCTCTTGTTTGAGAAGTGCATGCGCGGCGACACAAGTGACAATGTGTTTAGTGCTTACCCGGGTGTGCGCGAGAAAGGCACCAAGAACCGAGTGGGACTGCGCGAAGCATTTGAAGATCGCAAGAACCGCGGATTCAACTGGAACAATCTCATGCTGCAACGCTGGTCAGACCATAACGGTGTGGAACATCGTGTGAAGGATGACTACGAACGCAATCGTGTGCTGGTGGATCTCACTGCACAGCCTGATGAGATCAAGGCCAAAGTGGATGGTGCTATCCGTGAACAGATCAGCCACAAAGACATTGGTCAAGTGGGTGTGAGGTTCATGAAGTTCTGCGGCCGATACGAACTCACAAAGATATCTGAAGCACCAGAGCAGTATGCCGCCTGGCTCAACAACACATACAAAGGAACACTAGATGAGCATAATAGCCAAGCCCATAGTTAAAGATCAGTTCTACATCCTCACTAAGGATGATAAGAAGATCGGCAACATCGAAGCCACAGGAGATGGTTTTGCAGTGAGGATCAACAACCAGGTGATTCCATTCAAGACCATGGCTATGATCCGCAAACAAGTTGATATTGAATTTCCAGCAGTGGGAAACAAGCCCAGTCGAGAGCCTGCCAGTTATCAAGTGCAAGGCTATCCGTCAGGATCGCGAGTGTACAATCCTATCTGGAATGTTCAACATAAATTGCCGCTGTTTACCAAGAACAACAAATCACGCTCGTGGTATGCTGCTGGTTGGTATCAAGTGAAACAACGCAGAACTTGGAGCATAGTCCAAGGTCCCAAGTTGATTACCTTGGAACGATATCCATACCAAGGTCCTTTCTATACTAGAGAAGAAGCCAATGACAAACCCCTTCCTTGATCAGTCTCGATTCATGCGAGCATGCAACCAGACTGTGGGTGCATGGAACGAACCTCAGTTCAACCTCTACACCCGGCTGATCCAAGAAGAAACAGATGAACTCTGGGTGGCCAATGCTGCTGCTGATCCTAAAGAATGCCTTGACGCATTGATTGATATATTGGTTGTGACCATTGGTGCTATCCATAGTCTTGGTGCAGATGGTGAAGGTGCATGGAACG